CTTAAAGAGTTTATTGGAAGAATCTAACAAAAAACAAGAGAATCTTTCGGTACGTTTGGCGCATGTTGAGGGGTTGTTGGAGAAATAACGGACTAAACGTATACCCAATTTAGGAGTGTTATTGCTAAACAATTAGGTGAATATCATGACTGATTATGTTAAGAATAGAGGAATTGACCCTACTACAAAACGAGTGACCAGAGTAGCTGCAAATTTACCACAAACAACTCAAACTGCTTATTTTACTGTGTCTGGTGGTAGAGTTAGAATAACTGATATTCAGGGAGAAGTAACTACAGTTATTCAAGCGCAGCTAAATAATATGCAGTTAATTTCTAATCCAACTGTAGGTGCAGATGTTGACTTATGTGCTGTTGTTGATATAAATGGTGATGCAGTAGGAACAATGTATAATATTACTGGTACATTGGCAGATGCCATAGTAGCAACTACAAGTGGGGCGATGAAGTCACAAGCTGATGGAGTTACAGTTACAGCAGGAACTATCGATCTTGATTGTTCAGCGTCAAGTACAGGACAGACAAAATGGGTTCTTCATTATATTCCAATAGATGCAGGGGCATATGTAACTGCCGCATAGGTGAGGTGTGTTGTGAGCTACGTAAAAAATTTATCTATAGCAACTAAAAATGATGTAAATCATATTCCCAAAGTTGCAGGTGATTTGTGGTTTGTAGATGCGGGTGTTACAGCAAGTGGTAATGGTAAAGTTCCGCATAGTGCATTTAAAACGATTGGAGAAGCTATCACTGCCGCGTCATCCGGGGATGTTATTAATGTTAAGACAGGAACTTATACGGAAACAGGATTAGACTTAAGTGTAAATAGTGTGACAATGGTATGTGAAACGGGAGTGACTATTCAGCCTGCATCTGGCACAGCATTTACTCTGTCTGGTAATTTTAGTAGTCTCGTCTGCCCAATTGGCACTCTGCGTATTATACCTGCTGCTAATCAAACGTGGCTACGAGCGGGGATATTCATTGGCATGTAGATTGGGAGCCGCTTACCGATGATGGATTTGTAGAACCTGTATGATAGGAGAATAATTATGAGATTAGCAAAAAAGGATTATACAGAAGAAGCACAACCAGTTATAGCTACTTTATCAGATAAAGATTACTCTGATATGAAAGATGCTGTTAAAGCAAAGTTAAAAACTGATGCAGATGTAAATGATGTAACTGGTGATTTAGATATACTGAAAAAAAGCATGAGAGCTGATTATCTTGTAACTCAAAAGTATGCCAGCAACAAGCGCGCCAGAGGCATTGATTTTGATAGAGCCTTTACTCAAGCAATAGAAGAACTAGTTAAACTAGGGTATCAACACAAAGCAAGTTTTGTTCCAGAAGTAGCAGAAAAGGTTACTGCACTATAAATACTAGGCATAGGGTGCATAATGGAATCAGGAAGTAGTAAGAATTTTAACATTGAGAAACTTAGGCAACTCACTAAAGAGCTGCCTGAAGTGCCAACATTAGACTCTCTTGTTCAAGAATATCAAAGTAACCGTGCGTATTATGATGGAGATAAGTTTTGGGGTGAAGCACTGCTATATATTCCTCAAGTTATTGCAGTGCAACGTGTTTTTATGGCAACAAACTATCAAGTTCCTAAACACAAACATGAGTTACCCGTATGGGAATTTGGTATTATTGAAAAAGGCATGGTACAATTACATTATAAGGATGAAGTTAAAAACTATTTAACAGATGATGTAATGGTTTTTGAACCGGAACAATCACACTGGGGTACAATAATAGAGGACTGCACTATGGTGTTTGCAACGATACCTCCAGGAAAAGGGTATCCAACAACTGAGGGAGAGTAGTTGTGAATAATTTAAACAGCTCAAACGATCCTAATATAAACGGATGGAATGAATGGTCGAAATATGTTCTTAAAGAACTAGAACGGTTAAATGTCTGTTATGAGAAATTAGACACGAGACTTGATACAATTACAACAGACCTTGCTTTATTAAAAGCAAAGGCAGGTGTTTGGGGACTTTTGGGTGGGCTTATCCCTGTAGCTATGATGATAGGTTGGATGCTTTTAAAACAAAAATAGTGTAATTGTACAAATAGGCATACAATAGAGGATAATGATGAATTAAATAGGATAAACTGTTTTCGTTTAGAGGATATTAAGTTATGATTCCAAATAGGCAATTAACATTTCTACAAGATAAAATACCAACCTGTATTTGGTCAAGATGTTATGTGGACCAAGCATCCGACGAGGTATTGGGAGCTACCTATAATGGTGATGCTTATATAGGTACTGTCACAGGAGAAGTTTTTCAAAGGGCATTGATATTAGATGGGACTGGGGATTATTGTTTTGATGTAGAAACAGAAATCCTTACCAAGAATAAAGGTTGGATTAAATTTTATGATTTGACCAAAGATGATGAAGTTGCAACACTTAATCAAGGTAAAGACGAATTAGAATTTCAAAAACCAACAAACCTTATAAGTTATCATTACAAAGGTAAAATGGTACGTATTGTTGGTTCTAAACAACTTGATTTAGTAGTTACTCCTAATCATAGAGTGTTAGTTTCACATAGGATAAATGATATAGAATGGTCTGATTTTAATCTTAAATCCGCTGAAGAAATTATAAGCAAAAGAACAAGATATAAAAAGGCTTGCAGTAATTGGAAGGGAGAAGAAAAACAAACATTTATTTTACCTGAATATAAGTATAAATTTAACTCCTCTGATAAACTTGCGAAAAAAGAATCAAGGAACATCCCGATGAATGTTTTTGTTGAATTTCTTGGATATTTTATTTCTGAAGGACATCTACAAAAAAGTAATGTATTTATAAGCCAATGTTATGATGCTAATAAAGAAAATTGGGAAAAAATTAGAGATTGTTTAGATAAATTGGGTTATAAATATAATTATAGCGGTCATAAATTTAATATTTGTGATAATCAACTTGCTAATTGGCTAAGAATTAATTGTTATGATGGTATAAATGAAAATTCTAATGGTAAAATAATACCATTTGAAATAAAACAATTATCACAAGAATTACTTAAAATATTATTTGACTCTTTGATGTTAGGTGATGGTTGGAGAAATCATTATTTTACTATTTCTGATAAACTTGCTGATGATTTTCAAGAGATTTGTTTAAAAATAGGTTATTCTGCAAACAAAAATAGAAAAGAAGATAAAATATGGTCTGTTGATATTCAAGAAAAAAGGACAATGCCAGCGGTTCATTATTATAAACCTTATGGAGCGGATTATGAACTTATAGATTATGATGGGTTTGTTTATTGTTGTGAAGTGCCTAATCACATTATTTATGTAAGAAGAAATGGAAAGCCTGTATGGTGTGGTAATTGTGATTACGGAAATAATCAAATATTAGATATTAGTACTCATGACAGATCTATTGAATTTGTCATCAATACCACAGATGTTGCAGGTGTTATTTGTGGTAAAAGAAATGGTGCTGGCAATGGGTGGATAATAGAAACAGCAGCTGGTCTTGATATTAACTTGCAAATTGATGATGGTACTGAAGTATCAGGAAATAATACCACAGCATTATCATCAGGATGGCATCATGTAATAATCACTCTTGACCGTAGTGGAAACGCTATTTTCTATATTGATAGTGTTGCAGATGGTACATTAAATATTTCAGGAAGTGCAGGAAGTTTAACAAATACTACATCTTTTATGGTAGGTATTGATGGGGATGGTTCAAGTAACCCTTTAGATGGCGAAATTACCTATGTAGCCCTTCATAACCGTGTACTATCGGCGGCAGAAGTAAGTCAATTAGCTGCTATGTGGGGTAAGGGCAATGGAAATGTTCCTAATTTAGAAAGAGGGTTGGTATCCTACTGGCCTTTGGGGAATATTCAAGGAACAACAGTAGCGGACAAAATCCTTTCCAGCGGTAATGATGGCACGGCAACGAGTATGTCTGAATCCAATTTGGTAAATGGATATACTCATAGAAGAAATGCTCTGGATTTTGATGGGAGTAGTGATTATGTGGATATGGGTGATGTTTTGGATTTGGGAATTAGTGACGCTACACTCTCTGCTTGGATTAAAACTGCCAGTTCTTCTGGGCATGTAGTAGGAATGATAGATTCTGGTGTTTGGGATAGATATTTGTTGGAAGTCGGGAGTAATAAGTTAAAAGGTCAAATTGCGTCTGATTCTGGAGACCATGT